ACATTGCAGTCAGAGCACAGGCGCTCAATCAGCGACGGCTTGGTCTCGGTGACCATCTGCCGCGCGCAGATTACGCACTTCCACTTCTTCATCGGATCACCAGCTCGAACAGGATGACCGCGATGATCCACGCCGCCATCAATGCGACGGTGAACTTGGCGCGCTCTCGCGTTCGCTCTTGGCGCTCTAGGCGCTGGTACTCCGATGTGAAGTACGGCCGCACAACCATCTTGGGCGTGCTCTTACGATTGACTTTCACAGTGACCCTCCTACTACTAGCACGATGTAGATGCACGCGATAAAGATCGCGTACCCAATACCGTCAATGATTGCTGCGCGCATTAGCGTGCCGCCTTCAAGGTGATGTTGTTGTTGACGCACTTGACCTTGTAGATGATTGGGTTCATCTGGTAAGCGGTCACGCGAACCTTGCCAGTGAAGTTCTGGCCGTTCGATGAGCTGAATCGGAAGCCCTCACCCAGGAGGGTGATGACTGCTGCCGGATAGTTCTCGCGAACGATGCGGCTGACGATTGCCATTGCGATGTTGCCCTGCATTTTGACCTCCTATGTCAGTCCAACCGTCTGGCTGGTTTCCTCCTGACAAGGTCAGTATAGGGTCAACGGTTCGCGGCTGTCAACCGTGTTGCGTGAATATCTTTTATGCAGGGTGTATAGCCCCTGGGTGGGGAGGGTCCACCCAGGGGAAGCCGTCTAGGACGGCTGCGACAAGTCCTCTAGAGCGAAGGCAATCAGGAGCCTGAGGCAGATTCCACACAGGAGCACCTGCTCAGACTCGACCTCCCAGACCTTGCTCTGTAGCTCACAGACCGAGCAAGTGCCGTAGGGGCGCTTGACTCGGACTGGCACGGTTAGTTGCGCTTGAGGCCGTATGCGCCGTTATCACGATCTAGGGCCTTCACGACGATACCCAGCCCTGAGGCGAGACCGGCGGAGACGATGGTGCGGAAGTCGCCACCCTGGATGTCCAAGAGTGGGATACCCAGACCGAGCGCCACGGAGATGCTGACCGTGAGGAAGGTGCGGACAAAGTCCAGCGCGATCTCATCGATCTGCGTGTTGGCGGCGACATACTTGATACCTGCAAAGATTCGGTTCATGCCCTTTTCCTTTCTAGTCGCAGCGGCTGCTGCATTGATGACGGCGAGACCGTCTGCGGCGATTGCGCCCCAGTCAGCCTTGCCGATCTGATCCAACTGCGCCTGTACAGCGTCAGGTGTCTTAGTACCCTCCGCCACCTTTCGTGGCTCTGCGTGGCTCCTAGGTGCCTCTACGGCGATTTTAGGAGCAGGTGCTGGCGTAGGTGCCGTAGGCACGACTGGCGCTACCGCAACTGGCGCGGCTGCTGGCGCAGGGGCGGCTGCCTTCTTGCCTGGGTGAGTGACGATGAGCAGGCACTTGTAGTCGGCCTTGACCTTCTTCGCCTTGACCTTGCTGTTGGCGATCTGGCGCAGCTGCGCCTCTGTGACCGGCACGCCGTACTTCTCAGCGGCGACCTTCTCGTCACGAGTTGGGCAGCAGAACTGCCAGCCGTCAACATCGTCGTAGCCACTGCTGCACATATGTCCGTAGCCATTTTTGATTTTCTCTGGCGCGTGCTTGCTCCACCACTTGTGCCAGCGGTCGTGCCACGCCGAGATCTTTACGCCTGCTGGATAGTCCACTGCCTGCTGTACCCAGACCATCAACGCAGCGCCACCCTTAGCGGCTGCGACTGCGTCCTCCCATGACTTCGCATAGCGAGCCTTGCCGCCTAGGTGGGCGATGACCTTTGCAGCCTCAGCGAGAGAGCCGCCATTGTCTGACTTGCCCTGCACATCCTTGCGGCCAGTGACCTTCTTCATTGCTGCTACGCCGTCAGCGGCGCTGTAGTCGACCGTGTAGCCAGAAGCCCACGAGACTGCGGCGGCACAGGATGACCAGGTGCAGTCATCTAGGATTTGCTTGCTGCCCTTTAGTTGGGCTTCAGCGTCTGAGTAGAGCTGCGACTTAACCTTGTACTTCACGCTGCTACCTCCTGCTTGATCAGCACTGCGAGTGCGCGACCGGCTGCGTCGTAGTCCAGAGCAGCGCTGACTGGGTGACCAGCGGTCACGCCGACTGCGTACTCCTTGCCGTCGTTCTCAATGCGCCAGAGCGTGCCACCGAACGCGGTGTGATTGTCGTTTGGTACGACAGCGACCCACTCCATTGGCGCGACATCAACGCGCGTCCAGCCCTGTAGGTGTACCTGCTCGATGTGGTCTGTGTGTGCCATCAACCCTCCATCCACCTAAGTGGTCCAGTCAGTAGCCAGATCAGCGTCAGTCCGCCGAAGAGTGCGGCCATGGTGTCTTGGGTAGGGCCTGAGGGCAGGACGATTACAGCAAAGCCCAGGCCCATCACAGTCCACGCTCCGCCTACGAGATCAACGATGATGCGCTTGATCACTTGGTCACCTTTCTCGCCGCAGCCGCAGCGCTAGATGCAGCCGCCACAGCAGCACTTGCCACCTGGCTGATCACGATAGCGACCGCCACCGGAGCAGCCTTCTCTTTCTCGGCAGGTGAGAGATCCTTGCCTAGGTTGGTAATCGCTTCAATCGCCTGCGTGACGGTCTCAGCGACAGCAGCAACAGCCTCACCAACTGCCGCAACCGTTTGCTCTGCAATGTTATCTGGTGACGGTGTCGGTTCAGGTGTTGGCTCCACGGTTGGTTCAGGCGTTGGAGTCTCAGTAGGCGACGGCTCTACTGATGGTTCAGGAGTAGGTACAGGAGTGGGAGTAGGAGTAGGGGTGACTGTCGGAGTAGGAACTGGCGACGGCTCGGCCGTGGGCGACGGCTGGGGTGTGGCAGTCGGCGATGGGATCGGCGTTGGTTCAACACTTGGCAACTCACTTTCTGTAGGGGTTGGGGTAGGCTCTGGCGATGGACTTTCTGATGGACTTGGTTCTGGCGTTGGCTCAACAGATGGCTCTGGGCTTGGCTCTGGTGAAGGCGTTGGAGTGGGCGCTGGCAAAGCGCTGGTAGTCAGCCACGCAGCTGGAACTACGCCATAGCCGAGTGTTGGTGCGCCGTACCAGAGACGCGCGCACGCGCCACCACCCCACTCAAACATCCAGATGTCGAGCGCATAGGACTGACCTGCGACGAGCTGCGAGTAGCCCTCATTCGGTCCAGACCAATGACCGCCGCAGCCGTGGAAGTTCCAGTCATCAATCGTTAGCACGCCATCAAGCATCATGTAGAAGCCATCGTCTGACCAGTTGAGGAACTCCCACTGGCCGCTCTCTGGCACGGTCAGCCAGCCTGTGAAGTGGACCATGAACATATCGGCAGGGCAGCCCTCAGCGGCAGGTGCGCCACCCCAGTCAAAGTCGATCATGGTGACCACGCCTGAGTAGCAGACCGGCTGTGTTGGCGGCTCTTGCCATGGACCGAGGCCGAGCATCACGCCGTCGTAGACCGTCATCGTCACGCCCTGCTGCGGCAGTTCCTCAGCGCGCACGATGGGCAGGAAGATGAGCGTGCTGAAGATGATTCCCAAGAGTGGGAACGCGAGCCGCCTCACTTAGAGAGCAGCGATGCGATTAGTGGCACGAGCACGCTGAACAACAGCCCTGCGATAGCCACTAGTCCTCCTTTGAGTTTGTCCACATCTGAGCGGACCTGATCCAGTTTCGCGGAGTGTGCGTCCAGGCGCTCGATCAGTTGGTCAATCTGGCGCGGTGTCATCGTGACTCCAGCGCAGCAGTTAGCGCCAGCAGCGCGGCAGTTCGAGTTGCGCCGGTGCCTGTGACGAGCGGCTCGCCGTCGATCTTGTCGGATGCAATGGCAGTCCACACGCCGTCAATCTGGTCAAGCAAGATGACCTGCAAACCTTGTGTTGAAGCGGCCGCAGTCGTGGTATTGAGTGCCTGTAGTTCAGCGTCCATCACGCACCAATCCTTCCAAGGCTTAGTGCTGGATACACGCCAGCCACCACCACCGTGCTAAGAGCACCACCAGATTGCTGGATCGCCGTCATCGTGACTAGATCGCCAGCGGCAAGATAAAGATTGGTTGAGGTTGAAAGGTTTGAGGAACCAGCAGGAGCTGCGAGAACGGAGATACTTGTGACTTCTGATCCGTTTACTTCGATTCCAAGCCTTCGCCTACCAGTGGCGTTTGCGGCAAAGGCAATGTTTGCGGTGACGCAGTAGAAGCCATCTTGACCAACCGCGATGCGGTCGTTGGCATTGTTGAACCAACTCTTCGGATCATAGGTTCCAGTGGTCGGTGTGGTGCTTGCCGTGTCCAGCGCGATTGTCGTTGATGTGTTGTTGACGAGCGACTGCGCGACCGATGCAACGCTCGCACGAGATACATACAAGGAGTTTGCGCCGCCGGCGGTGATGTTGCCAGTGGCGGTGAGGTTGCCACCGACCGTAATCGCGCTTCCATCGAGTTTGATGTATGGCCGAGTTGTTGATAGAGCCCCTAGAGCCGATGCCGTAGTTGGGATATCCGCAGAGATGTATAGCGCGTCTGATTCTTTCCAGATTGATGCAGGACCTACGGAGCCGATTGGCACTCTCGGAGTAAGAAGAAGCATCGGCTGGCTAAGAAGGGTCTTCACCTCATAAAACCGAATCTGCGATTGAGCCACATTGGTTCCAGTTGTATCAATAGAGATAGAAATCTTTGCAAAAGTTGCCAAATAGTTGAGATTCAATCTGTCAGAGTTATCACCATATAGAAACACCGCTGTTCTCGCTGGCGAAAAATCGGCAAAGCTAAATGTTCGCGTGATCGCGGTTCCAAGGGCCGTCAGATCAGAGCTATAGAACTGCAAAGTCATAATGACTTTACGGTCTGTGTGTGCATCAACCGCTTGTGCATACAACTCAAGCCAAGACCCATAGGCTGCGTCTCTTGATGATGGCACTGGAATATAACGCGAAATCGTCGCAGTCTTTCCGGTTGGGGTATTCGCCGCAACCGTCCAAGTCAGCATATTGCTTGATGCTGAACTGGCATTCTCAATCTTACAAGTGATCGCCCCAGCTGAGTCATCATCCGTGAATGTCCAGTAGGGCAGTGGGTTCTCTTCGGTGATCGTGTCGCCAGCAGCATCTGGCGGAATAGCGAAGTCGCCGTTCGCCACGCCAGCCTGAATCTCTCGCAGCGCAGCTGGACCAAAGAGCAGCGCGGTCTCGCCGTCGCTCGATGTGCTGACGAGCGGTGCGCCCTTGTCTGCGTTGACTCCACCCTCAAACGCTCCGAAGCCCTCTAGGTTTGTGCCGTACTTACCCACTCTTACTCTCCTTGAATGAGGCCGCGTAGCCCCTTGATGTATTGCCGACGGAAGTCCGCCTCGATCTCGTACTGCACCTGATAGGTGCCGCCACCTTCAGCGAAGCGCATCGTGACTTGAGGAATGTATAGGACGGTGTTTGACAAGTCTAGCGAAGGTGCATTGACCTTCACATACATCCCTGGGAGCCACGCCTTCACGAGCGTATACGGCGTTGCAGCTGCCGCTGGGTAGCCCTGCGTGTAGCCGTACTCCCAGTCTGGCGCAGAGGTCTGGCTGAGGTTACCACCGGCAATGGTGAATGAGACAGTGCGGCGCGGTTGTGCGCGCGTGGTCATCGTGCCGCGAGCCAGAGCGCCGATGGTTGCGCCGCGATCCGCCTTGGCGACGATCTTTGGCGCGCTGAAGACTTCGTGCGGCAGAGGACCGTTGCGGCTTGCAAGCCCTGCGCCGTTGCGGCTGTAGGTGCCTGTGTAGGTGCGGAAGTATGGGTCGTTGGTAGGCGCGGTGGGCCATGTCTGGTTGTTGTCGTAGCGCGCATAGGCTGAGTCCGCCATGACAAAGATCCCCTTGACGATAGTGTCATGGTCAAGATTGACGCTGAGGTCACGAGCGAATAGACGCGTAGGTGTGGTCGTGCTACCTGTCTGGATGCTTGCAGGGTCGGTCACAATCTCTGCCGGAGCCGTGGCGTAGGTCGGAGCCGCAACCTTTGGTCCGTAGTTTAGGCGGCCGTCGCCATCAATCCAGAAGCGATACTGGACTTCAGCGATACCGCCTGCCTCCTCTGCGACGCTATCAAGTGCGCTCTGAAGTGTGGTCGCCTTGAAGGTCTGCTTGCCGATGACCTGTGCCGTGCCTGTGTAGATCGCGCGCGTAGAGCCGCTGATGACTGAGGTGTCTAGGATCTGCCGCGTGGTCGCATCGTTTACCTGTGCGTGTACGCGAGCCAGCAACCCATTGATGATGTCGCGGTCGGTGCTGGTGCTGGTGCCGAGCGTGAACGAGTCCACGAAAGAAGTGGCGCGGATTCCAGTCTTGCCGTTGCGGATGATGGTCTGCTGGAGCCAGCCGGT